CCCTGAAACAGGGATACATAGGGGGAAAAGGTATTGAGGGTGAATCTGTATATAAGTAAGTAGTAGTAGTAGTAGTTTAGTAGTCTTTTTATTGGTATTCGCCAGAAAAACAGATTCGCAAAACAGATTCGCAATGGGTTCACCTTCACTACCCCACCTCAGGGGGGTAGGTGGTGAAGTTCCCCCGCCTGCTGGGTCGGACCCACCCACCTGGAGCACCCATGGTGAAGCTGTTTCTGCCCACTGACCCAGCCATCAGGGGGCAGAAAACAATTTTCTAAAATTTTTAATCTTTGAGCTTGTCCCGGTCGAATCAATGTTTACAATCTTTGCATGACAGCCAACTGATGGCTGCCGCAAGAGACACACTCAGACACGAGGACACGACAGATGAAAATTAGCGGTAACGGCAAGCGGGTTATGTTGACAGTCAACGGCATTCGATGCGGTGTTAAAGTTTGTGCCGGTCCTTGGGTTCCAGGTGTCGATCCAAACCTAGTCAAGATTACATGCAAGAAATACAGCTTCCCGCAAGAAGTGATTGACGCTCTTTCGGTTGAAAATAATACCGACTCGATGACTGACTATTTTGAGCGTGACAGCGTCCGGTTGATGCCAGGACATCCTCTTTACGAAATGGCTAAAGCCGCAGCAGCCTAGACATGACCCGCTCTGAATCACGAGTAGCCCACCTGATGCTGATTCGTCAGGGCTGGCGCTCCAGAATCATCGGCTGGGCCGGTGATCTGACCAAAGATGTGTCGATCGAGATCTCGGTCGGCAAGACGAGAATCAACCTGGAGACTTTCGACTGTGTGCGGAAGTTCCTGAGCAATAATCCTACCGATGGAGACACGAAATGAAAATTCTGAATCAACTCGACGACCTAGCGAACCAGGTTAAGGCTTTACTGTGTGAAATGCCTGACAAGATGACCGGTCCTCAGCTTTCTGTAATGTACGAATGCAAAACGCTTCTCGGAGTTGCAGTAAAGCGACTTGAGGAGGTTGCTGGTGGCAACAAATCCCCCGAGCACATTTTGACCAAGCTAGAAAGGATGAAGCACCGAGTACCCCGCGAGATTGTGGTCTACCCAAATTACAGTTTTAGGATTTGGACTGGCATAGTTAAAGACGCCATGGGCCAGCAGATCGCCTTAGAGACCCTGGATTCACTTGGCCTGTCATCTACCCGCGACGATGTCGAGCAGGCCACCGTAGCCTTGGCAGGTCGGCATGGGATCACAATCGATTCTGGCTACCTGCACTGGGACAGCAACGAGCATACCGCGATCTGGCTAGCAGGTGATGACGAATCGCCGCATGGCTGGGTCTGCTGTCAAAGGGGAGAGACTGACAGCCTGGAAGACGCCAAGCTCGGACCGATCCGCCTGGAGCGATCTGACGCCGAGCTGGACCGCGAAGTCTTCGGGTTTACCGAGGTCAAATTTGCCTACGATGGCTGGCTCTACGAGACAGACGTGCTGGAGGATGAGTCCGATGGCGATTAAGAAAACAACCATCCTGAGACCTTACCGCTGGGAAGACCGAGACGCGATCTGGGGGAAAACCTACCAGTCGCGATCCGGCCGAGTGATGCGGATGGTTTCCAGGGTGACTTGCGTGAAGGGTGTTTTTTTCGTGGATGGGATCAAGGCGGATAAGCTTTTAGAGAAGTACATCTGGCTAGATGGATCCCCCTGTGGAATCGAAGTAAAGGGTTTTAGCAATGGCGAAAACAAAGGAGCCTAAGGGGCCGATGGCAGTAATCAACATGGGGACATCTCAGCCAGTGGACTGGGTGGAGCTGTTTCGCAGCTCGGCTAGCCTGGAGGGGCTGACGTTCTCTGAGTGGGTTGCCCTGGCTTGCCTGGATCGCGCAGCCTGGATGAGCGGTAAGACTGCCGAGGAGCTTGCCTCTGGGTTGTCGATCCGTGCGACTCGTGGTCGGCCTCGAAAGGAGGCTGAGCGATGCTGATGGAATTTGTCTACGCTTTGGCTTTCGGACTCGTTGTCTGCTGCCTGATCGAGTTTGCTGGCTGGATTCTTGGTGAAGTGCTGACAGCACCCGAGGAGGAATGATGGTCTGGATTACTGCTGGTGTTATTTTGATCGCACTCGGCATGGCTGCTGTCGGCCTGCTCGGTCTGTTGATGGCTGGTATCACCCACTGCGACGAATGGAAGGATGACTGATTATGAGTAAAGATCAAAATCACGGACTGGGCCAAGCGGCTTTTCCTGTCCCTATGAGTGAGTTTGCTGGAGACTTCGTTCCGACCACCATTCCAGGCATGTCGCTTAGGGATTACGCCGCGATTCACCTGCGAGTGCCATGCTCTGACAAGGAATGGCTAAATGAAGCAATTCAGATTTCAATCCAGAAGCAGATGATGTGCAGCATTGGGCCTGAGGCTTACAAGGCCGCCAGAGATGGGGACGGCTACAGGCACGAAGTAACTGATTTTGCTTTTCTGATGTCGAAAGAGTTTTCGTTCATCGAGGATGATGATTTAGTGGCAGGTTTTTTCAAGGATTATGGCGAATGAGTATCACAAACTGGACCAAGCCTGGCTGCCGAGCCTTGGGTCTCGATGAGCCGATCCAGCAGGGAGACTTTGTCGCCGAGTGCTGGGGTGAGGATCGATCGACTGGGACTCCAGGTAATTGGAATCCTGCCAATGGGACAATCGGACAAACTCCCCGCGATGCCCATGTCTTCGCTTGTCGGCCAATAACCACCACCGAATCTGATTGACACGATGTCCCGATCTGCTAGCCTTGTCCCTTGTGGGCTGTGGCTGGCTGGTCGGAATCGTGTCTCCTGATCGCTAGCCAACAGCCTTTTTTTACGTACTTACCCAACCAAGGAGACACACATGGTCCAACTGCCATGGACACAGAAGACACCCGCGACACAGATCGTTGAGTGCACCGCTGCCGACTATCACGCTGGTCGCTCGCACTACATGACATCGCACATGCTGGACACCTTCCGGCATAGCCCGCGACTCTGCCAGCAGAAGATGAACGGCTTGATCAAGGAGCAGACCAAGTCCTATTACGAGCTTGGTACCGCTGCCCATCTTTTTATCCTGGAGGGCCCCGCCGCTTTCCACGAGCGTTACACGGTCGCGAATGGTCCGGTCAATCCGAAGACCGGCAACTGCTACGGTCGCGATACGAAGAAGTTCGAGGAGTGGATCGCCGAAGTCGAGGCATCTGGAATGAAGATCGTCTCGGACGAGGAATTCCAAGACATCCAAGCCATGGCCGATTCCATCGAGGAATCGAACGCTGCCGAGCTGCTCCACTATGGCCGACCAGAAGTCACGATACGTGGAATCCTCAAGGGAGTTCCATGCCAAAGCCGACTGGACTTCCTGGATCTCGACCGAGTCCGAATTGTGGATCTCAAGACCACCGAGAGCCTTGAGCGATTCGACCGCGACTTTTTCAAATTCAAATACGACAAGCAGCTCGCTTTCTATCGCTCAATGGTCGCCGGGTTGGCACTCTCGGACCGTGTGCCAGAGGTGTATGTGATCGCCGTGGAGAAATCCCCACCATACCGAGTCCACTCATGGCAAGTCACCGAGGCCACCTTGAGCGCAGCCGGTGAAGTGAACAAGCTGCTGCTCGACCAGTACCGCCAGGTCTCGAAGACTGTCGGCAATACCATGAAGTGGCCGATCTCGATCGAGTACGGCCGTACTTTCGGACAGATCTAGTTTACCTGTTTGTTTGTTTGTTTTTCACCTATTTGGAGACACGAAAGATGGCTTTGAATTTGACGACCACGCGAGTCATTAAACCGCGAAGGACTTTCCTGTATGGGCCTGGAGGTATCGGCAAGACCAGTTTTGCAGCTGCCGCGCCTGACTGTGTGATCATTCCGACCGAAGAGGGTGCGAACGATGTCGAAGTGGCAAAGTTCCCCATCTGCCAGAGCTTTGTCGATGTGCTCAACTGCATCGGCCAACTGTACACCGAGGAGCACAGCTTCAAGGCTGTCTGCTTGGATACCGTTGACTGGGCCGAAAAGCTGGCATGGGTCCAGATCGCTCGCGAGAATCACGTCGAGCAGATCGGAGACATCAAATATGGTCGTGGCTATGGTTTCGCCGCGAATCTCTTCCGCCAGGTGCTCCAGGGTCTGGATGCCCTGCGAGACCATCGAGGTATGTCGGTCTTTTTGCTTGCCCACGCCAAAACGGAGAAGTTCGAGGATCCAGAGCACACCAGCTACGACCGCTACGAGCCAAAGCTCCATGATCACGTGACCAACCTGATCGTGGAATGGGCTGACGAAGTCTTCTTCGCTAACTTCAAGGCAGTCGTGAAGGAGGAAGACGCTGGGTTTAACCGGACCATCGGCAAGGCTAAATCCACCGGCCAGCGGATTCTCAGGACCACCGCGAAGCCAGCAGCAGTCGCGAAAAACCGGCTGAACATGCCTGATGAAATCCCCTTCTCGTACGTGGAATACGCGAAGTTCTTACCGTCTTAGATTGTCAGTTTTTGTTTGTTAGATGTTTGTTAGTTTCTTAGATAAGGTTTTTACAAGATGGCTTTGATCAATTTTAACGCGAATGACCACCAGGACGCAGGACCTGGACCGCTCCCTGCTGGTGACTATATGGTTTACGTCGCAGCTAGTGAGATGCGAATCAATCAGGAAAACGGCAATCAGTCGTTGAGCTTAACTCTGGATGTGATGCAGCCAGAGACCATGCAAGGGCGGAAGGTGTTCTCCAATTACACGATGAGCAGCCACAACGAGGAAGCGGTGCGAATTGGAATGCAGCAGCTAGCTCAGGTCTGCCGCGCCGTTGGCGTGATGTCACCGAGCGACTCTACCGAGCTGCATGACATCCCATTCTTTGTCCGATTGATTGCGAAGCAGCTCGACTCGGGGAAAGTGGTGAACAACGTCCAGACCTGCTGGAGCACCGCTTCGGCAGCTCCACCGCTCGCGAAGCCAAAGGGGCAGCCACCGAAGCCGGCAGTCCAGCAGTACGCTCAGGCACCGGCCCAGGCATGGCAACAGCCGCAACAGCAGCAGCCTCAGTATGCTCCACCTGTCCAACAGGTACCACAGCAGCAGCACATGGACCTACAAACGCAGTACCGCACGCAGCCACCCGCCCAGCAGTATCAGCCTCAGCCGATGCAGCAACAGCCAATGGCTCCGACAGCTGGAGCTCCACCATGGGCGCAGCTAAGGCCAGCTCAGCAGCCACAACAGCAGCCTCCCTACGATCCGAGCATGGATCCGCCATTCTAGGCATCGGCCAGACCGATTGAGGATTAGCCGTAGCAGGTCGCCGTTGGCCTGCTAGGCATCTGAGACAAATCACACTGGAGACACAAAAAGTGAGTGCAAAACAGAGACTGCAAAGGCTGCGAAGCCTTCGAGAAATAGCTGCGAATCTGCATCGATCGATTCTTGACGAATGCGACATGGCCCAAGCTGAGGTAGCCGCGATCGATAGGACTGTAGCCGACAGCGATAAACGCTGTGAGGCCTTGGAGCAGATGGTGACTTGGGACGGAGATCAGCCCGATTTTTGGTCGCTTGACGGGAAGATCTGGAAACGCGCGACCGCTGCCAATGTCGGCAAGTTGGTACGAGTCAACGACAGGGCATCATGCAAGCCCACCGAATCACCCGAGGCCAAGCTGATCGGAATCGCGCATGGCTGGATGTGCTGTGAAGGCTCCAAGGGTCAGACCGTTGCCTGGAAATACGCCTGGATCGAGTCGGACCCATGCGAGGAAGCTGAGCAGACCGACGACGATGGCAAAGGTTATATCAGCATTCAGGTCGGAGCCTTCTACCCTGGAGAGCCATCGGTGCCAGTTGTTAAGCAATCCTTGACAACTGAGGGCTAGGCCATGGATCCGCGATGGTATCAGTCAGAATCGGTTTCTGCTTGCTGGGACTTCATCCGCGCCCAGCCTGGCAATCCCTGCATTGTCCTCCCCACTGGGGCTGGTAAGTCGCTTGTGATTGCCATGCTGGCGCGTGATGTGGTCGCTTGGGGTGGTCGGTGTCTCGTCCTAGCTCACCGCAAGGAGCTGCTAGAACAGAACGCCGAGAAAATCGCCTCGTGCCTTCCAGGTCTCGACATCGGAGTCTGGTCGGCAGGGCTGCGACGAAAGGAGCATGGACATTCGATCGTGGTCGCTGGAGTGCAGTCCTGCTTTCGGCAAGCAGCAGCTTATATGATTGGTCATCGCGATATTGTGATAGTCGATGAAGCTCACCTGATCCCGCTATCAGGTGAGGGTATGTATCGGCAGCTCTTGGATCACCTACTAGCGATCAATCCTAATTTGCGAATCGTCGGACTGACCGCGACTCCATACCGGCTTGATCATGGTGTTGTGTGTGGTCCGAAGAATCTGCTTACCGAGATCTGCTACGAAGTCCCGCTGCTCAAGCTGATCGAGGAAGGCTACCTGTGCCCCCTGACATCGAAGCAGACAGCCCACGCCATCAATACCGATGGAGTGGCCACCAAGGGTGGTGAATTCGTACAGGGTGCCTTGGATCGCTCAGCAGCTCAAGAGGATGTGGTCAGAGCTGCTACGCTGGAGCTGCTTGGCTGGACGATCGATCGCCATTCGGTGTTGCTGTTCGCCTGTGGTCGAAAACATGCCGCGATGTTGCGTGATTGCATCGGCCAGCAAGTACCATCAGAGCAGATCGGATACGTCGATGGAGAGACACCCTCTGGAGAACGAGACGATACGCTCGCGAAGTTCAAAGCGGGTGCGATCCGCTACCTGGTGAATATCGATGTTTTGACCACTGGATTTGATGCGCCGAATGTGGACTGCGTGGCATTGTTTCGTCCGACTCTTTCGCCTGGTCTGCTGTATCAGATGGTGGGGCGTGGTTTCAGACTTCACCCCAGCAAGCAGAATTGCTTGGTCCTTGACTTCGCGGGAAACATCCGCCGACATGGGCCGATCGATCAACTCAAAGCACCGGACCGCAAAGGACCCAGGGAGGGTGCTCCAGGGGAAGCACCGAGCAAGGCTTGCCCAGAGTGCAAAGAGCTACTGAGCTTGCAAGCTCGCGAGTGCCCTGCTTGTGGGTATGAGTTTCCCGAGCCGGAAGCCAGGCACGAGGCCCAAGCTAGCCAGCTGCCAGTCCTGTCGAGTGGAATCAAGGAGCCGATCACGGAATGGGTGGATGTGGTTAAGGAGCCTGTCTACTTGGTCTACAAGTCCGAGAAGAAGGAGCACCGATCCTTCCGAGCTATCTACCGCCTCAAGGGGACGCAGTCGGTGTCCGAGTATATCTGCTTGGATCACCCGCCAGGCTCGTTTGCAAGGAGGAAAGCAGAGGCATGGTGGGCAGAACGCTCGAGCGTACCGTGTCCGAATAGCTGCTGGGAAGCCTACCACATGCTCAAAAAAGTCCCGCATGCATTAGCAGCACCAAAGCGGATGCATTTGAAATGGATACCTGGTCGCAAGTGGCCAGAGATCCTAACCGTCGAGATCGGCGAAATAGTGGACTGCTCGAACGAGGAAGCAGTCATCGAGGCCAGAGAGCTAGCCGAAATCCAATTAAACCTATTCAACAGTTAGGCCGATGATGCTTGTCCCTGAATCAATGAAGAACTGCCGCCAATGGGTCGCCTGGAGACTCGAAGAACGCGACGGTAAAGGATCCAAGATCCCGTACCAGATCAACGGCCAGAGAGCTAGCTCGATGGACCCGCGACACTGGACGAGCTTTGAACAGGCTTGTCAGTTTGTCGAGAATACCCCCTCGTTTTCTGGTCTTGGTTTCGTTTTCAGCCAGGCCGACGACTTTGTCGGAATCGATCTCGATAACTGCTTTGGTGAAGATGGATCGCTCGACGAGTGGGCTCGTGATGTGCTCAGTCGTTTCCCGAGCTACTGCGAGATCAGCCCATCTGCAAAGGGGATGAAGATATTTTGCAGGGGGACGCTTGCGAGTGATCGAGGCCGAAGGCTGAACATCCCCGGTAAGCCTGGCGCCCATCTCGAAGTCTATTCTTCGGGCCGATACTTCACCGTGACAGGTCAAGCCCATGGTGACTGCATGGAGACTGTGGACTGCCAGGAGGGGCTCGATTGGTTGGCTGCTGTGGTTCTGCCTGCATCCGCTCCACCACCAGCACCTCCCGCAGCTCCAGCACCGAAGCAGCAAGCGAAGCAAGGCAATCGGCCAGATGCCGAAGAACGAGCCAGGCTCTACGCTCGGAGCTATCCACCCGCGATCTCTGGCCAAGATGGGCACGGTGTCACTTTCCGCCTGGCTTGCGTCCTCGTGACCGGTTTCGGACTCGGAGCCAATGCAG